CGTGGGCAGGCTCAGGCACTGCCGGTGCCACCTGTTCCCCCGGCGGTTATTCCGCAGCAGGAAGGTGCGCCTGCAACGCCAATTGCTGAGCGGTTCAATCCGCAAAATCCACATGTGGCGACAGCCATTGAGATGGCCGAACGCTACAACCTGCCGCGCAATGTGTTCCTGTCGCTGGTGCAGCAAGAGAGCGGCTTCCGCCCCGATGCTGTAAGCCGGGCGGGTGCGTTGGGGCTTGGGCAGTTGATGCCCGGCACTGCGCGAGACCTGGGCGTTGATCCCACAAACCCCGAGCAGAACCTTGAGGGTAGCGCACGCTACCTGCGCCAGCAGCTTGACCGGTTCGGCGGTGACATGACGCTGGCCCTGGCGGCGTACAACGCAGGCCCTCGACGGGTGGCCGAAGCGGGCAACGCTATCCCCGACATTGCTGAGACGCGGGCGTATGTGCCGAGCGTGATGCGCCGCGCTGGCGTGCCCGGTTACGCCGAAGGTGGCACGGTGACCGCAATCCCGGTTCACGAAATAAACGTGGTGGCAACCCGCCTTCCTCGTCGTCGCACGCCGCGCCCGGCCCCGCGCGAGGAACTGACGGCGGATCAACTGAACGCCATGGTGCTGGACAGGCTCGCCGCGCGGTATGACGTGGCTCCTGAATCCGCTGTTGCCGCCGAAGCTCGCGACCGCATTGGTCGGGCCATGGGTTACGCCGAGGGTGGCCGCGTCATGAGCGACGAGGAGTATGACCGCCGCCTGCTCGAGCGGATGAAGCGCGACACGGGCCGCACCACCGAGTCAACCAATGCCGAGCAGGCTCGGGCTCTACGCAGCGCAGGCTATGATGCGGCCCAGTTGGCGTCGGACATCTTCCTGCCGCAGAGCCCTCTGGATGCGGCCCTGATGGTGGCCCTGGGGCCGGGGGGTCGTATGGCTCGGCTGGCCGGTTCGACGGCTTTGATGGCGATGGAGCCGAGCGAGGCTGAGGCTGGTGGGCTGCGTCGGTTGATCCGGGCCTATCGTGGTGGGCCTGACGAAGTGCCGATGGTTGCAATGCACAATGTTCGGCAAAGGGGGCTAGAGAAGATTGCCAATAACGAAGGCGCTGTCGTAGCCCCGTCAATTGGCATCTCACGCGCCGATGAACCGATGACTGGTTTCGGTGAAATTTCATTGATAGCATCGCCAGAGACCATCGACCCTCGGCGTACCCCGGTCTACGGGCGCGATGCTTACACGCCGCGTTACCCGAACGTCGAGACGCGCAATGTTCGCGGCGAGGATCGCGAGGTTATTCGCGTTATGAATGAGAATACCGGCGAGTGGCGCAGCCTGCCTCACACGCCAGAGAATGCACTGCGGGTTATGCGGCGCGAGCCTTGGCGCGGCGGTGAGGACTTTATCACCGACAACTGGCTGCTGGGGCAGATGACGCCGCAATTCCGCAACATGAGCGAATTGCGTGGGGCTAGAGATCGCTTGGTGCCCAGTACGGATAAGTCTGTTGAAGATTGGCAAAATCAACTAGGTGCTTTGCGTCAAGAGTTTCGCGATGTACTGCCAGATAGCATTCGGGATAATTTTAATTTCATTGATAGCCACACGCGCAACATGGCCGAAGCCGCGCAACGTGGCCCGGGCGGTATGGAATATATTAATCGCACTTACTACAACAATGCGATCCCCGAAGATTTGCTCGAACGCACCCGGGCGCACTTGGAAGCTGGTCGCGATTTGCCCACTACTTATTTTGAGGCCAAGCCTCGCCGGATAGTGCCGCTGAACGAGTTCCAAGGCGCGGTGGTTCCTGTGCAAGCATCGAAAGACGTGACAGATTTGCTTCGCCGGTACGGTGTTGATGACATCCGATATTATAACCGGTTGGCCTCAAGGGATGATGCTGCTGACCGAACGGCGCAGATTCGCCAGTTTGAGCGATTGATGTTTGGCGCAGCGCCGGTTGCAGCGGGTGCGGCAGTTGCTGACCTAGACCAAAAATACGCCGAGGGTGGCGCGGTCAGTGCTCAACCTGCTATCTATGATCCTGACGCGGTAAACGCGCTCGCCAATCAAATCGAGGCTGGATATGTCTGACACTCTCAAAGACGATGACGACGACAAGCCCGGCGAGATGATTGAACTCGATGACGAGGACAATCTCGAGGTCGAGGATACCGAAGACGGCGGCGCAATCATCCGGCTTGAGAACAACAAGGATGAGAAGCGCCACCTTGAGCACTTCGCAAACATTGTCGAAGAGGTCGATCAGGCGGCTCTAGAGGACGTTGTCAGCGACCTGCTCGAAAAGATCGAGCGCGACAAGGAGGCCCGCGAGAAGCGGGATAAGCTCTACGAGGAAGGGCTGCGGCGAACCGGCCTGGGTGACGATGCCCCCGGCGGTGCTCAGTTCAGCGGCGCAAACAAGGTTGTCCACCCGATGCTGGTGGAAGCCTGTGTGGATTTCTCCGCACGCTTCATGAAAGAAATTTTTCCGTCTAATGGGCCGGTAAAGAGCAAAATTTACGGCGAAGCGGATAAAGCCAAGCTTGAAAAGGCTGAGCGTAAAGCCGCCTTCATGAACTGGCAGACCACGCAGCAGATGCCAGAATTCCGCAGCGAACTGGAGCAACTGAGCACGCAGCTTCCGCTCGGCGGCGGTCAGTACCTCAAATTCATGTGGAACCCGCAGCATCGTCGTCCGCAGGCCGAGTTTGTGCCGATTGATGACGTATATCTGCCGTTTGCCGCCACGAATTTCTACACCGCCGAGCGCAAGACGCACGTTCAGTACATCACGAAGATGGAGTACCTGAAGCGCGTCAAGGCGGGCATGTATGTCGATGTTGACCTGGGGTATCCCGATGATCCCGAGTTCAGCAAGGCGACGATTGCCAACGACAAGATCGAGGGTCGGAAGTCCACCAGCTACAACGAGGATGGCCTGCGGACCATCTTTGAAATCTACACCTACCTCGACATCGAAGACGAAGACCTCTGCCCGTACATTCTGAGTGTCGACAAGTCGACTGGCGAGGCCCTGGCACTCTATCGCAACTGGGAGCCGGATGATGCCCGGCATCAGGAACTGGACTGGATCGTCGAGTTCCCGTTCGTGCCTTGGCGCGGTGCATACCCCATTGGCCTGACGCATATGATTGGCGGCCTCTCAGGAGCCGCTACAGGGGCCTTGCGTGCTTTGCTGGACAGTGCCCACATCCAGAACATCCCCACCCTCCTGAAGCTCAAGGGTGGCCCTGGCGGGCAGACGATCAACCTCCAGCCGACCGAAGTGGTCGAGATGGATGGCGGTGCTCTTGTCGACGACGTCCGCAAGATCGCCATGCCGATGCCGTTCAACCCGCCGAGCCCGACGCTGTTTCAGCTTTTGGGGTTTTTGGTGGATGCCGGTAAGGGTGTCATCCAGACTTCCTTCGAGAAGCTGAGCGACCAGAACGCCAATCAGCCTGTCGGCACCACGATGGCCCTGATCGAGCAGGGTATGGTGGTGTTTTCGAGCATTCACGCTCGCCTGCACAACTCGATGGCCCGGTGTTTCAAGATTCTGCACCGGATCAACTCGGCATATCTAACTGAAGAGGACATTGCGGCCCAATCTGAAGGGCTGGAGATCGATCCGTCCGATTTCGATGGCCCTCTCGATGTCGTGCCGGTCAGTGACCCGGCAATTTTCTCTGAAACTCAGCGTTTTGCCCAAATTCAGGCGATTATGGCGCGTGCGGCGGCGATGCCGCAGCTATATGACCCCCGCAAAGTCGAGGAAATCTTCCTCCGCACCCTGAAAGTCCCGGCAGATGAGGTTCTCCAGCCGCAACCGGGTCAAGACGACATGGATCCGGTCAGCGAAAACGTCGCTGCCGCCATGGGTCGGCCTGTTTATGTGCTGCCGAAGCAAGATCACCTCGCTCACATCATGATTCACATGGCATTCCTGAAATCGCCCCTATTCGGCAGCAATCCAGCGATCACCAAGACGTTTTTGTATCCGATTTCGGTGCATTTGCGCGATCACCTGCTGAATTACTACCTTGTTGAGGCGCATAATTCTGTTAATATTGCTCAGAAAAAGGAACTGATCCCCGAAGAGGCTAAGGATCAGGCCAATCTCATCATGCAAGTTCAACAGTACATTGAGCAGCAGTTGGGCGGAATGGCGCAGGAACTTGCCGCCATCGACCAAGCCGCCCAGCAGTTTGCGCCCCAGCCGCAGATGCCGCCTGACAGCAGCATGCAGGTCGCCCAGCTTGGTGCCCAGGTGCAGCAGATGGCCATTCAGCAGCGCGCCCAGACCGATCAGCAGCGCGCCCAGGTTGATCAGCAGCGGCTTGCAATGCAGGCACAGTCCGATCAGCAGAAGGCTCAGCTTGAGCAACAAAAGGCTCAGATTGACCAGCAGCGTCTTGCGATGCAGGCCCAGCTTGAGCAGGCGAAACTGCAAAGCAAGCAGATCGAACTCGTTGAAAAGCTGCGGGCGGATCAGCTTAAGGAAGCCGCAGAGAATGAGCGCAAGGCGGCAGAACTTGCTTCTCGAGAGCGCATGAATCAGGCGGATAACGACACCGCCAAACTGCTTGCCGCTGCCGAAATGGCGACTGGCGAGAAAGTATCTGTCAGCACAGGTACAGGTATCAACCCAAATCCATAGGAGTTCACATGGACGACAAGCCTAAGAATAACGGCACGGTGCCGATGACCGGTGCCTATGTGAAGCAGAAGCACCGCCTTGCGGCGGGTGAGAAGCTCGACGGCCAGTCTCTGCCGCCTGAACCGAAGACGGAAAAGAATCAGGCGTGAACGAAGGCAAACTTCTCAATCTTCTGAAGCAAGCTCAATTTCAGTTTTCTGTGGACGCCCTGAAGCGCCCACAGGAACGCGATGCCTTTGAATACGGGTATCGTGTTGGTGTCGTCGCTGGTTACGAGGCGGCGATTAGCGTGCTGTTAAAACTCATCGAAGAGGAGAAATCTGGTGGTAACGACTTCTGAGGACGCCCTGGCAGAGGCTTTCCCGGATGTAAATCCGGGCGTTCAGCCTTTTGGGAGCCGCGTTCTGGTTCAAATCCGTACCCCTCGCAAAGTCACAAAGGGCGGTATCATCCTGTCCTCTGACACGCAGGACACCGAAAAGTGGAACACCCAGGTGGCCAAGGTGGTCAGCGTCGGGTCGTTGGCGTTCCGAAATCGGACCACGCAAGAGTTCTGGCCCGAAGGCGCGTGGTGCGTGCAAGGCGATTTCGTCCGCGTGCCGAAATACGGCGGTGACCGCTGGGAAGTGGCGATCAATCGCGACGACAGCGCCATGTTCGTGATCTTTAACGATTTGGATATTATCGGCCAAGTCACGGGTGATCCGCTGACGGTCAAGGCTTTCATCTGAAAGGAGATGAATTATGTCTGGCACTCTTAGAGAAGATGACGACAAGGACGAGGAAATCGTCATTGTCGAAGACCCCAGTCAGCTATCTGACAACGATCAGGATGACGATGACGCTGATGACCGCGTAGCCTCATCCGGCGACGATGATGAGCGCGATGCCATTCGTGAGCGTCGGCGCGCCGAGAAGCAGGACCGGAAGCAGCGCCGCGACGAGGCAATCAAGCGCGACAAGCTCGAGTTGGATTTCCTCCGCAAGCGCAACGACGACCTCGAGCGTCGGGTTAGCGTCCAAGAACATCGAGCCCACAATTCAGACTTGAGCGCATATGATAATGCTCTCAATCAAGCCGCCCACGAAGCCGACATGGCCGAGCGGGTCATTGCCAAGGCGGTTGCTGCCGGTAACGGCGACGACGTCACACAGGCGATGCGATACCGGGATCAGGCGCTGGCGCGTATCCAGCAACTGCACGCCCAGAAAAATCAGGTGGCTCAGCAGCCCCCTCAGCGCCCGCAACAACAGCAGATTGACGAAACCACGCTGCGCTATGCTCGAGACTTCATCGAAAAGAACCCCTGGTATGACGCGACGGGTGGTAACGAAGACTCGGCTATCGTCATTGCCATCGACCAATCTCTGGCTAAAGACGGTTTCGACTCTCGCACTTCGGAATATTGGGACGAACTGAACAAGCGAGCGGCACGCCGCCTGCCTGAGCGGTTTGAGAAAGTTAACACCAAGCGCGAGCCGCGCGGTGGTCCGGTGGTGGGTTCGGGCCGCGAACATGCCCCTCAGAGCACTCGTCGCGAGGTGTATATCTCGCCCGAGCGCAAGCAGGCTCTAGTAGAAGCTGGTGTCTGGGATGACCCGGTACTGCGCTCCAAGTACGTCAAACGGTATGCCGAATATGACCGAAACAACAAGGCGTGAAAAAACCTTGCGCGCTGGTTTCAAAAACCCTAATGCTTCCTCAATCGCTGAAAGGAGCGATTTAATGACCGACGAACGCTTGAAAAAATCTGCTGGTGAAGGCCGCGAGAGCCGCGCGATGCAAGATCGTGCTGTTACCCAAAATCGCGAGATTTCTGATGATGAGCGGGTTGCTATGTTTCGTCAGCAATTCTTCCAGTCCTCTCTTCCAGACCTGCCAAAAATCCCCGGCTGGCACACCTGCTGGCTGACAACCACCAATCCCCGTGATTCGATTCACATGCGCATTCGACTGGGCTACGAGCCCGTGAAGCCGGAAGATGTTCCCGGCTGGGAATATGCGACGTTGAAGACCGGTGACTGGGCTGGGCTCATTGGCGTCAATGAGATGCTTGCCTTTAAGCTACCGATTTCTCTTTACGAGAAGTACATGCAGGAGGCGCACCATGACGCCCCGTTGCGCGAAGAAGAGAAGCTCACCGACACTGCCGATTTCCTCGAGCAGCAGGCCCGGGCTTCAAAATCTAAGCTGCAAATTGGGGAAGGCAATCTGGAGATTGGGCAACGGCGGGAGGCTCTCTTTGACCTCTCGTAACCCCTCGATCCATTAGGAGCCACAATGTCTGCCATTAGCGCACCTTTTGGCTTTCGCCCGTCTTACCACAACAGTGGTCAGATGCGTCCGAAGGCTTACACCATCGCCAGCACCTATGCTGCCAACATCTTCTCCGGTGACCCGGTGAAGCTCACTGACAACGGCGTTGTCCAGCTTGGTACGTCTGACGGCACCCGCTCGGGCACCGTTGACGGCATCTCCCTGCTCGGCATCTTCGCTGGCTGCCAGTACAATGACGCCAACGGCAAGCCGACGATCAGCCCCTTCTGGCCCTCGGGCGCTACAGGCACGGAAATCGTGGCCTGGGTGTACGATGACCCGGAAACGCTGTTCGACGTCCAGTACACCAACCCGTCGTCGGGCACGACTGTGCAGACCGCTGTCGGCGAAGAGTGCGACTGGAGCGTTGCCTCCCCGGGTGGTTCCACCCAGACCGGTCTCAGCAACTGCCAGCTTACCGCCATCCAGGCGACTTCTGGCCAGTTCCAGATCACCGGTTTCGCCTACAACATCAACGATTCGCTGACCGATGCCTATGTGCAAGTGACTGTTCGTATCAACGAACATCACTACAAGGCAGCGGTTAACTCGGTCTAAGGGGGGTCTGACACATGGCTACACCAATGCGTAGTACCGACTTCCGGTCGGTAGTTGAGCCCATCCTGAACGAAGTCTTCGACGGCGTTTATGATCAGCGCGCTGATGAGTGGAAGATGGTCTTCCGCGAGCAGAAGGGTATTCCCCGCAATTACCATGAGGAGCCCGTGCTCTATGGTTTTGGCGCGGCCCCTGAACTGCCCGACGGCATGGCCGTTAGCTACCAGAGCGGTGGCGTTCTGTTCCTCCAGCGTTACCTCTACAAGGTCTACGGTCTGGCATTCAGCCTGACCAAGGTTCTTGTCGAGGACGGTGATCACATCCGCATCGGCCAGACCTACGCGAAGCATCTCGCGCAGTCTCTGATCGAGACGAAGGAGACGCTGGGTGCGAACATCCTGAACCGCGCGTTCAACGCTGCCTATCCGGGCGGTGACGGCGTGGCTCTGAATGCCAACAACCACCCCATCGTCAACGGCACGTTCTCCAACGTGCTGACCACGCCTGCGGCGCTGTCGCAGACCTCGCTGGAGCAGTTGCTTATCCAGATTCGCAATGCCGTCGACAACAACGGCAAGCGCATCCGGTTGACGCCGAAGAAGATCGTGACGGGTCCGTCCAACGTCTTCCAGGCGGAAGTGCTGCTCAAGTCCGTGCTGCGTACTGGCACCGCTGACAACGACATCAACCCGGTGAAGTCGATGGGCCTCCTGTCCGATGGTCAGGCAAACCTGTCGCGTATCACCTCCACCACCGCTTGGTGGGTTCAGACCGACGCCCCCGAAGGTCTGAAGCTGATGATGCGTCGCGGTCTCGAGAAGAGCATGGAAGGTGACTTCGAAACCGACAGCATGCGCTACAAGGCGACCGAACGTTATACTTTCGGCTTTACAGACCCCCGTGGCCTGTTTGGGACGCCGGGTGTCTGATAAGTACTTAAAAAGCAACGCTTTTTAGGCACTTGTAAAACGTCTCCTCCGGTATTAGGCTACAAACCTAACTACCGGAGGAGATTTTTTTATGCCTTGTCAGGTCGACGGCTGTACCCGCCCACACAAGGCGCGTGGTCTTTGCCAAACGCACTATGCCCAGCGCCTACGGGGCGCAAACCTTTCTCCCATTCGCAGCCGCGTCCGCGAAAAGCCGCCCGAGTGCGTCGAGGATGGGTGCGTCGAACCCGTGAAATCCAAAGGGCTGTGCAAGACGCACTATCAGCGTCTACTGCGGCACGGCCACACCCGATATCGTGATCGCAAGAAACCGGCGAAGCAGTGTAAGATCGATGGCTGCGACAACGTCCTGTACGCCAAGAGCCTGTGCCACCAGCACTACATTAAACAGCGCAAATGGCAGGCATACGGCGTAGACGCTGCGCGGTATCAGGAAATGCTGCGCGAGCAGGGCGGCGTCTGCGCTATCTGCGGCCAACACGAAAAGATCACCGGATACGCGTCCGGCAAGACCAAAGACCTTGCGGTCGATCACGACCACGCCACAGGCGCTATTCGGGCCCTGCTCTGCTTAGCCTGCAACACCGCAATCGGCCTCTTTAACGATGACGAGAAGTTACTAGCCAAGGCACAAACGTATCTGTTATATCATAGACATTCCGGGTAAACCGGCGTTGCAGACAGTCCCGGCTGACGTCATGCAGACTGTAACGCCTATCTCGCATGAGAGGAAAAACAAATGGCTCAAACTCGCTTTTCCGGCCCGGTCCGGTCTGACAACGGCTTCATCGGTGCCGTCACCGGCAACGTTACGGGCAACGTTACGGGCAACGTTACGGGCGACGTGACCGGCAACATCACGGGCGACGTCATCGCAACCAATCAGGCTCTGTCTGGCGCGGGCGCGGTCAACATCACCGACATGCTCACCTCGCTGACCACGACTGGCGCGGCCCAGGCTTTGACGCTGGCCAATGGCACGCTGGGTCAGATCAAGATCATCAGCCACGTTGTTGACGGCGGTTCGGCGGTGCTCACCCCGACCACGAAGATCGGCTTCACCACCATCACGTTCACCAACGTGGGCGACAGCACGATGCTGATCTACACGGCGGCTGGTTGGGATATTGTGGCCCTCAATGGCGCGGTTGCGGCCTGATCCGACATAAAGGAGGCGCGCGATGGCTGACAATGTAACATCACAAACCATCCTTGACGGTGAGCGTTTGTTCATTGCCAAGTACACCAACATTTCAGACGGCACAGGTGAGACGGCGGTTGTAAAGGTCGACGTCTCCACTCTGAACCCGAATATTTTTGGTTACGCCTGCAATGGTGTGAAGATCAACAAGATATGGATGGCCGCGCATGGCATGGAGGTTCGCATTCTATGGGATGCGGATGTCAACTTGTTGGCATGGCAGGTAACATCTAACGGCCCGTATCTGATGGATTTTTCTTCTTTCGG